GCCACCGACGGCAGCATCGACGATTCCGACGTTGCAGGCGACTACATCAACCGCATGAAGGGCGCGTCGGCTATCGACACGCCCTCGACCGGACTCGCGGAAGTCGAGCTGGCCCGTCCCTCCGTCTCTGACGGCAAGGACAACTGACCTGTGGGGCGGGGGCTTCGGCCCCCGCTCTTTCTTTCCACCGAGGAGCCAGCATGTTCGACGCCAAGCCGGAAGATCGCGAGAAGTTCGCCGTATTCGTCCTCGACATCGAGACGGACCACAAGACGGACGGGGCCGGCAATCTGGTGGCCTTCGACCGCATCATCCTCGGCAAGAAGGGCGCCCCGAACTACCAGCAGCCTTGGGACGTGTCCCGGCTGATGAAGGACGACCCCACCCTGTGGGAGCATGTCCGGCCGATCTACGAGAAGTGGAAGGCCACCAACACGATCACCACCGACGGGCATCCGCTGGAGGCGTGGCCGATTCTGACCAAGGGTCAGTTGAAGCAGGCCAAGAACCTCGGCCTGCGCTCCGTGGAGGATTTCGCGTCCGCCACCGACGTGATCCGCGAGAAGTTCGGCATGGGCTTTGCCGACCTTCAGAAGGCCGCCAAGGCGTTCCTCGCCAACAAGGAGGACAGCGCCGCCTCGCAGCGCGTCGCCACGCTGGAGGACCAGATCAAGGCCATGGCCGAGCAGCTTCAGCAGGCGCAGGGCACCATCGACGCGCTGATGGCCGCGCAAGGCAAGACCGCGCAGAAGCCGCCGTCCAGAAAGGCCGCCTGACGTGTCGCTGCTGACCCTCGTCCAGAAGGCCGCCGTCCGCGTCGGCGTGGCGAAGCCCAGCGCGGTCATGGCCGCGACGGACTCGGGCACTCAGCAGTTGCTTGAGTTCGCACAGGAAGAGGGCGACCAGCTTTCCCGCTTCGGCGACTGGCGCGTCCTGCGCAAGGAAAAGACCTTCACCACGGTTGCGGCCGAGACGCAGACCGACACGCCGATCCCGACCGATCTTGGCGCCTTCATCGACCAGACCTTCTGGAATCGCAGCCGCCGCGAGCGCATCTACGGCCCGGTTTCCCCCGAGACGTGGCAGAAGTGGAAGGCCACGACGACCTTCCCCATCACGGACACCTTCTGCCTGCGCGGCACGTCGTGGCTGATGGCCCCCACACCGGTTGCCGGGCACACCATCGCCTATGAGTACCGGTCCAAGAACTGGTGCCAGTCGAGCGGCGGCACCGGGCAGGACGCATGGGCGGCCGACACCGATACGGGGGTCTTGAGCGAGCGCCTGATGCTGATGGGCCTCGTCTGGCGCTACAAGCAGGCCAAGACGCTGGCTTGGGAGGCTGACTACGAGAAGTACCTGTTCGAAGTGAACCAGGCGCTCGCGGCCGACCAGCCGCGCAAGATCCTCAACATGGGCGGCGAGAAGATGGCCTTCGGGTTCACCACGCCCGATGGGTCGTGGAATCTCTGATGGCAGATCAGGCAAAGCTGGCGCGCACCCTTGCTGGCCTCCCTCCGGAGCAAGAGCAGCAGTTTCAGACGTTCATGGCGTTTGATCCGAGCGTTCGCCAGTGGCGCAACTCTTTCCAGAATCGCTATGGTGAGCCCCCCCAAATCGAGGGCGGCGACTACGATTACCGGGCTGCATGGGCAGATGGTGCGCGTCCGCAAATGGTCCCGGGGGACACCGTCCCGCATTGGTCGAGCGTAGGGAAAGCCGCCGACCACCCCACAATGTGGAAGCAAGAGTTCATGACGCAGTTCGGGGTCGACCCGGACGCGCAGGCGCAGCAGGGCTTCTCGCCTGCGATGCAAGAGTTCATGAAGGCCAAGATCGGGCGGGGCTTCTGATGCTGCTGCGCAGGAGCAAACAGGCGCGCACGCAGCCCCGAGTCGGGCAGGGCATGATTCCGTTCCCGTCGCGCGGCCTGCAACTGCGCAAGGGCCTGACGGAGATGCGCCCCGACGAGGCCCTGATCCTCGACAACTGGTTTCCCTCCAGCGGCTCGGGCCGGGTGAGGGGCGGGCAAGCCTCCCATGCCACGGGGCTGGGCGGCCCGGTGCGCTCCCTGATGGAATGGGCGGGGCCGGCGTCCCGCCGTCAGTTCGGAGCCACCCCCAGCGAAATCTATGACGTGACGGCATCCGGCGCGGTGGGCGCTGCGTCCGTCTCCGGCCTGACGAACGGCTATTGGCAGCACGTCAACTTCACGACTGCGGGCGGGCACTTCCTCGCCTGCGTGAATGGGTCGGACGCCTATCGCAATTTCGACGGTTCAAGCTGGACCGCGCCCAGCGTGACGGGCGTTTCCGGCGCCAATCTGATCGGCATTGCCTCCTACGGCTCGCGCCTATGGTTCGTCGAGAAGGGCAGCACCAAGGCTTGGTATCTCGGCACGTCGAGCATTTCCGGGGCGGCCACGGCGCTGGAGTTGGGCGACAAGTTCCTGAAGGGCGGCAAGCTGCAGGCCATCACGACGGTATCGCGCGATGGCGGCAGCGGCACGGCGGACCTGATCTGCTTCATCTCCTCGACCGGCGAAGTGGTGAGCTATCACGGGACGGACCCGGCCGACACGGCGAGTTGGGGAATCGACGGGCGCTACATGTCGGCGCCCCCCATCGGCAACCGCGCCACGGTCCGGATCGACGCCGACGCGGCCATCCTGACCGAGCGGGGCATCATCTCGCTCAAGCAGCTCATGGGCTCGGGCGCCTCGTCTGCCGAGCGGTCGGCGATCACCAGCAACATCGACCAGGGCATCATCGACGACTTCGCGACCTACGGCCTCAATGCCGGCTGGGAGATGGTCGTCCACCCGCGCACCCGTCAGGCCATCGTGAACGTGCCGACGAACGCCAACGCGGCCACGCAGTACGCCATGAACATCCAGACGGGGGCATGGTGTACCTACGGGCGCTATGCCTCGCGCCTCGATGCCCTGTGCTGGGGCCTCTACAACGAGGGCCTGTACTTCGGCCGCGCCGACGGGACGGTCTATCAGGCCGAGCGCGGATCGCAGGACGCCGGACAGGCGATCACCTGCGAACTCAAGACCAGCTTTCAGCCCTACGGTTCGGCCGGCGCGCTCAAGCGGATGACGCTGGTGCGCCCGCAGTTCACCGCAGCCTCCTCCGTCAGCGTCGCCATCCGGGCCGACTTCGATTACCGCAACACGACGCCCGGCACGACGGACCAGTACCCGGCCGTCAGTTCGGCCACCGGCGGTGCATGGGACGTGGGCCTGTGGGATACCGCCGTCTGGGGCGACAGCAACACGCCCTTTGCCGACTGGCTCCCCGTCAACGGCCTCGGCACCACGGCAGCCCTGCACATGGTCATCCGGCCGAACGGAACGCCCGTGAAGCTGCAGGCCTTCGACGTGAAGTACGAGATGGCGCAAGGGGTCGCTCTATGAGCCACACGATCTTCTTTCCGAACGAGGAAGAGAACCAGATCCTCCTGGAGTGGGCAGGCCGTCGCATCCCCTGGCTGACGCCGCATAGCGCGATGAAGGCGCTGGGCGTGATCGAAGGGCCGGACCTGTCATGCCCCCTGTTGGCGGTCTGCATCTATCACAACTTCACGGCGTCTCGCCGGATCGGCGACGAACTGTGGTACGGCACCTGTGAGATTTCATTTGCGGCGGCGAGCCCGAAATGGGCAACCCGTCGCACGATTTCGTCCTTGTTGAGCATACCTTTCCTGCAGTATAGTTGCCGGAAGGTAGTTACGGTCATTCCCTCCACGAACAAGCGGGCCATCCGCTTCAACGAAGGGATCGGCCTCAAGCCGGAAGGGACGCTACGGCACCAATACGCCAAGGGCGTTCATGCCTGCATTCACGGAATGATGCGCTCGGAATGGGAAACGCGGTGGAAGCACCCGAAGCCCAACATCCGGCGCCCAACCGGGTCGCAGGTAAATGGGCAAGAGCACACCTTCCACACCGCAAGCGCCTGATCCCGCCTACGTCTCGCAGCAGCAGACGCAGAGCAACGTCAATACGGCGGTCGCAAACGGCTACCTGAACCGGGTCAACCAGTACGGCCCGACCGGCTCCAAGACATACGACATCGTCGGCGCAACGAATGTCGGCGGCGTGTCCGTTCCCCAGTGGGCTGAGACCACGAAGCTCAGCCCCGAGCAGCAGCGGATCTACGACTCCCAAACCCAGCTCACGCAGGGCACGTCGGACCTCGCAAATCAGTACGTTGGCCGCATCGGCGAAGCGACTTCGAAGCCCTATAGCTACGACGGGTTGCCGGCGGCGCCGGTCTACAACGACCAGTACCGCACGCAGCAGCGCGACGCGATCCTGCAGCGCAACCAGCCGCAGATGGACCGCGACCGGGCCGCGCTGGAGCAGCGCCTTGCCGATCAGGGCATCGGGCTTCAGGACCCGGCCTATCGCACGGCCATGGACCAGTACGGGCGCTCCGTAAACGACTTCCGCCTTGGGGCCGACATACAGTCCGGCACCGCCGCAGCGCAGCAGTATGGGCTGGAAAGCAACACCCGCGACCGCGCCATCCAGGAGATGACCGCGCTGCGGACGCAGCCGATCAACGAGGTGGCAACCCTATTGGGGACGGGGACGGGCGTGCAGTCGCCGCAATTCTCACAGGTCGCGCAGACGCAGGTCGCCCCGACCGATGTCTCGGGCAACTACTGGAACGCCTATCAGGGTCAAGTCGCTCAGCAGCAGATTGCCCAGCAGGCCAACAACGCCACTACGGGCGGCCTGTTTGGTCTAGGCGGAACGGCGCTCGCGGCCGGTGCGAAGTATGGCCTGCCCCTCCTGATGGGCTCCGACATCCGCATGAAGGAGAACATCCGCCGCGTTGGCTACACCGACGACGGCCAGCCGCTCTACTTCTTCACCTACAAGAACGATCCCGCCACACCGCATGTCGGCCTCATGGCGCAGGACGTGGAGAAGATCCGGCCGGATGCCGTGGTCGAGATCGACGGCATGAAGTACGTCGATTACGGGAAGGCGCTGTCGTGAGCGCCCTAGTAGCGCACGACCGTCCCGCCGCCCACGGGCTGGTAGGTGGCAGGCCCGTCGCCGCCGCTTACCATGCGGGCGTAGTTGCGGCGCCATTCTGCGTCGATGTCCTCGCGGGCGCGGGCCATGACCAGATCGCCTTCGGCCTTGGTCATCTGCCCGGCCGCGACGCGCTCGTTCACGACGTTCTGAAGGGCCGCCAGTTTCTCCTTCTGGCTGGCCGTGGGGCCGCCACAGGCCGCCACCAGAAGCGCAACGCAGATCACAAGTCCAACTCGCATGTCCGTCTCCTGCCCCGCGTCACGATAGCACTCGGGCTGAACGGGCAAAAGGGGGCCGCATGACCCTCATGCCGGACGACAATCTGGCCTACACCCTCGCCGGTATCGGCCGCCGCAAGGACCCGTATTCCGAGCGCCGCACGATGGCGCAGAGGCTCATTGCACAGGGCACCGATACCAGCCCCGTGCAATCCCCCTGGCAGGGCGCGGCCCGCCTCGCGCAGGCCCTGATGGGCGGCGTGGACAGCTACATGGCCGACCGGGACGAGAAGAAGGCCACGGAAGACCGAAACACCAAGCTGTCCGAGGCTATGTCCGAAAAGGACCCAGCAAAGCGCATCGGGCTCCTGAGTGCGCTCGATCCCGAGCTTGGCGCCCGCCTGTCGGGGCAGATGGCGCTGGATCAGGCCAAGACGGCACAGCAGCAGGAAGGGCTGCAGGCCGCCGCCACAAACTTCGGATCAAGCTACGGCACGCCGCAGACCGGCCCCATGGGCTCTGGGCCACCGTTGCCGCAGGGCACGCCGAACGCCTCGGGATTCAACAACAACCTGGGGAATATCCGGGCCAGTGCCGCGCCGTTTGCCGACAAGGGCGCACCGCACAACGGGTTTGAGACGTTCAACACGCCGCAGGCCGGCGCGAACGCCATGGTTCAGAACCTCGGGGCGTACCTGAAGCAGAACCCCGGCATGACGGTCGCGCAGGCAATCGCCAAGTGGGCGCCGCCGAACGAGAACGACACGAATCTGTATATCCGACAAGTCGCAGAGGGGACGGGCATCAACCCCGGCATGCCGCTTGCCCAGTTGATGCAGGACCCGGTTGCCGCCGCCCAGCTTCTCGACGCCATGACGCGCAAGGAGAAGGGCGGACTGCCGCAAGGCGTCACGGCGGACACCTTCGTCAACGCCACCACGCCGCGCGCCACGGGTGCGCCTACGCCGCTCACGATCAACATGGGTGGCCCCGGTGGTATGCCGCAAGGCTCTGCCGAGAACGTCGGCATGCCGCCGACTCCTTCGCCGCAGGGCATGCCCGGCCCGGTGATGATGGCACAGGCTCCGGGACCGCAGGCTCCGGCCATCCCCGACGTGCCGCGCCCGCAGCCCACGCCGCAGATGATCCAGCAGTACCAGACCCGTCTGGCCTCGGGTGAGTTCGGCAACGATCAGGGCGCCGTGAACCGCGCCCGTGCGGCTCTTGAGGCCGAACTTGACCGGGATTGGGCCGTCCAGCGCGACCGCGCCAAAATGCAGTTCCAGCAGCAGACGACGGACTTTGCCGACCAGCGCCGCGCGCAGCGCGAAATTGATCAAGAGGCCCGTAAACCGACAGAGGCGCAAAAGGCTGTAGATACTACGTTTGGCAAAGATTACGC